AGAGTAATTTCTCTAGTCCAATTACCGAGAAAGGCTGGGCTGTTGAGGTAGAGTCAATCAAGTTATACAATAGCTTGAGATTTACTAACTACAAGAAACTTGAGGAAGGTGATTTATACTATAGTCTAGAGTGGGATATTATTGGTGGTCATCCTGACATTGTTGATTGTGAGAGAAGGAAGGTCATTGACATCAAGTCATCTTGGACGAAGAAGACTTTTCCTAAAACTTCTGAAAAAGCATATGATTTAGGATATCAGTGGCAGGTAAAGCTGTACTTGTATATGTTGAGTAAGATAACTGGTGAGAATTGGCGGCATGGTGAGGTTGCACATGCATTAGTAACTACACCTGAGAACATCAAACCTGAGTGGGAGAGCGACACGTTGCATTATGTTGACGATATTGATGAGAACTTGCGACTGACTATTGTTCCAGTTGAGTTGACTGACGATGACATCTTGAAGATTGAGCGAAGAGTTAAGGCAGCTAAGGAGTATGCCGATGAGTATTACCAAAAACTAATAAACAAATGATAGAGATACAACAAGTAAAGAACGGATATATCGTAAGAGATACCAACAAGAATGGTACGGCTGACTATGTGTTAGTCTTCCAAACAATGTCTGAACTATTGAGATATGTCAGCGAACATTTTACACACAGGCAGCAAGAGGTGCTGACTGATGGGCCTTTTTAGTAACCAATAAACAAATAAATAAATGAGTGCATTTAAAATGAAGGGTGTGGTCAAGGTGATCAAACCGACACAGCATGTGTCAGAGAAGTTTAGCAAACGTGAGTTTGTAGTAACTGATAGGTCTGAGGAGAAATTTCCTCAAGATATCATGTTCGAGTTAACGCAAGACAAGACAACATTGTTGGACAGTGTGATGGAAGGTCAAGAGGTTGAGGTGTCTTTCAATCTACGTGGTAGAGAGTGGAAATCCCCACAGGGTGATGTTAAGTATTTCAACACATTGAATGCTTTTAAGCTGGATACAATTGGTGCAGCACCTATTGCTATCACTATTGCAAGCAATGATGATGATGATGAATTACCTTTCTAATTATGTGGTGGTTCATATTCTATGTGTTATTTTCAGCATGTTTTACATTTGGAGTGACACACGATGAGGATGATAGAAAATCTGATTTAATTTCTAAGATAGTACTATCACTTCTAGCAGGTTACGTAATGATGCCATTGTACCTGGGTGCTTGGTTAGATTTAAATAATAGAAAGAAATCTTAACTTTGCAGTATGGAAACAGGAAAATTTATCGGATTGTTATTTCAATCAAGAGACATGATGCACATTCAGCATCTACAAACAACATCATTTGCAGAGCACAAGGCTTTGGGAGGATACTATGATGGAATTTTAGACTTGACTGACTCATTTACTGAGGTGTACTTTGGTCGGAACAAGCGAATTCCAATTGTAATTCCTGAGTCAAAGGTTGCCAATGCAGCTGATCACTTGAAGTCAATGCAGAAGTTAATTGACGGAGAGCGTAACAATTATCCAAGTGAGTTACAAAACATCATGGATGAGATGTTAGCTCTTATCAATAAGACGTTGTATCTATTGACGTTGGTATAACTTACCAACTAGTAACTTACCAATTGGTAATAAAAACGCTGATTTTCGGAATCAAAGAAAAGGTCAGATAGTTGAGGTGCATAGGCCTGACAAGTATGGTGCTTGGTTGATAGGCAAAGACATAGATGGAAAGCACACTCATTGGTATTTCGACTACCTCAACTTTGAGGTTGTTGACTTAGTAGTTGAGAGTATAATCGAAAAATTTAAAGAAAGGTCAGCTGTTGGTATTAAGAAGTACGGCACTACGTTGTACGAGAATAATTCTGATGACTTTTTAAATCATCTTCAGGAAGAACTGATGGATGCGATATTATACATACAAAAATTAAGATATGAAAAAACCAAAAAATAAATACTATCTAGGTAAGATAGTTCATGGATGTCCATATTTTATGCCTTGGAATTTTAACAGGAATATTGTAAGTATACGAAAGAATAGCATCCCAATGGTCAGACGAGCGAAGGATTGGACGTTAAACCTATTTGGTAACCAGTATTGGATACAGATAGGTTGGCCAATAAAGATAACATGGCATGGGTTAGGATGGAAGGATAAGTATGACACACCTAGGTTCGAATACGCACCAGGCTTTTACATATTCTTTTTCCATTGGCAGTTTTGTATGTGGAAGGTATCGCCAAATGGAGACAACGACAGATATTACGAGCAGAAGTTATGGCTTGAGAAGTATTGTAATAATGATTACAATAAAGCAAAAGAGACATGGCCTTGGGTTGACGGCCACACGAAAGAGTCAACATGGGATGATAAATTTTTTGATATATGAGACAGTTAGTTTATAATGCAGTAACATGTGTAGAGTGTTTAGAAACAATAGTTAGTTATCACAGACATGATTATAAGTTATGCGGATGTAAAAACGAAGCAATGGTTGATGGTGGTACAGATTACATAAGGTATGGTGGTAAAAATTTAAAGAAAGTTGTTCATCATTCTATATATGCTGATGATGATTTTGAGAAAGTTAGGCAGTATGCAACGAGAGGAAGTCGTGGTAAGGATGGTTTGCAGCCACTAACTTATATCCCAATATGTGAGATGGATGACGATTACTTGGAAGCAGTACTTGATTATGGTGGTGCAGATTGGCACTTAGATTTAATTAGAAAAGAAATAAAATATAGAGAAGATGAGAAGATGTAGTTATTGTGGGTCGTTGATTAAGCATCACGATGTTAGTGAGTTTTTAGAAAAGGTTATGGTACTGATAGATCAAGATGATTTAAATGTACCATCAAGAGCACAATCAAAAACACATAAGAGGTATTTCTTGTATAAGAAGATGAGAGACATGGGCTTGACTTATGAAGAAATCGGTGAGTATTTTGGAAGAGACCATGCAACTATTATTCATGGTGTTAAGAAACATGAGATTTATATGGAAATTAAAGATTCAAAATATTTAAAAGACACCGAAGAATATGATAACTTATTTCAAGACAATCAGCGATACATCGACACCATTTCATGTTGATGTAAGTGTAGCCATTGATAGAATAAAGAATGGCAAATCAAAAGAGCTTGTTGAGGATGTACGCAAAGAGATAGGTAAGAACGAAAGGAATGAAAAGAAGAAGAGACTTCCTGCTATTTGTTTCTCAGGTACATTCTCAAAGCGAGCGGACAATGCTATTATAGAGCATAGTGGGATTATATGTATTGACTTTGATGGGTTCAGAGACAGCCAGCATCTATTTCAGAAGAGGGAGGAGCTTATTGACGATAAGTACACATATTGTGTATTTACGTCACCATCAGGAGATGGATTAAAGGCATTGGTAAGAATACCAAAAGACCCAATGAACCATAAGAAGTACTTCAATGCTTTACAGAAGTACTATAATTGTGATGAGTTTGACGTTACCTGCAAGAACATCAGTAGGGTATGTTATGAGTCATATGATCCTGATATTCATGTAAATGAATTGTCATTGATATGGTCAGACATGGATAACTCTGATGAGTACAAGCCAGTAGTCAAGCAGATGATAAGAGTCACTGATGACAATGAGATTATCAGACGTTTGTCACTTTGGTGGGATAAGAACTTCGGAATGGTTCCTGGTCAACGCAACAATAACTTATACATATTGGCTAGTGCCTTTAATGAGTTTGGTGTAAGTAAAGAGACGGCTCGTCAAGTAATTGAGTCGTATGACATCAATGGTGACATGGCTAGGGAGATACCATCAATTATTGATAGTGGGTATAAGAACTTGTCAAATCATAACACTAAGTTCTACGAGGACATCGACAAGACTGTCTCAATAAAGAACGAAATAAAGAACGGCACTCCAATCAAAGAAGTGATTGAGCGTAATGAGGGTGTTCCTATCGAGATTATTGACAAGATGGTAAGTGAAAATAATCCGAGTGAGTTTTGGACAAAATCATCTAAGGGTAAGATTGAGTTAGTTCCTAACCTTTTCAGAGACTTCTTGACTAAGGAAGGATTCTATAAGTACTACCCTGAAGGTTCAAAGAACTTTGTATTTGTTCATGTGCAAGATAATGTCATAACTGACTCAAGTGAGGATGTCATAAAGGACTTTATTCTGAAGTATCTTGAGGGTATAAACGACATGTCAATCTATAACTTCTTTGCTATGAATAGGACTTGAATGGGATTGTATGGGAGGACCAAAAGATAAAACGAGATTTCTTAGAGACATCACATGATGATTGTGAATTCAAGAGATTCATTACAAATATTTCAGGCGATGACAAGGAGCGAGTTAAGTCAGTTGAGTCAACGATTGGTTACTTGATGCATAGCTACAAACCAGCGAGCTACTGTCCTGCTGTTATATTGAACGATGAGGTTATCAGCGACAATCCTGAGGGTGGTACAGGTAAAGGTATCTTTGTTAAGTCTGTCAGTCACATGAAGAAGATGGTCATAATTGATGGAAAGGGATTCAGCTTTCAGAAGTCATTCCCATATCAGCGAGTTCAAGTAGATACTCAGGTATTGGTGTTTGATGACGTTAGTAAGAACTTTGAGTTTGAGCGATTGTTCTCAGTAATTACTGAAGGTATCACACTAGAGAAGAAGAACAAGGACGAGATACACATTCCATTCGAGAGATCACCAAAGATTGTCATAACAACTAACTATGCAATCAAGGGAGCTGGTAACTCATTCGAGAGACGTAAGTGGGATTTGGAGTTCAAGCAGTACTACAATAAGTCGTTCACACCTGAGAGTGAGTTTGGTCATATGTTGTTCAGTGGATGGGATGAGTATGAGTGGAATAAGTTTGACAACTACATGATAGCAAACCTTCAGTCTTACTTGAATAAAGGTTTGGTTCGCAGTGAATTCAAGAACTTAAAAACTCGTAAATTTATAGCTGAGACAAGTTCAGACTTTTGGGAGTGGGCTACAGCTAAGGACAATGTGTATACTAGGCCGGAGATGAAGTCATTAGGACAAGACTTATTCAATTCATTTACGCAGGAATACCCTGATTATAGCAATTATGGTAGGTACAAAGTATCTCAGAATAGGTTCTATAAGTGGATAGATAGTTATGGTGAATATGCATTTGGCAAGAAACCAATAATCACACGTAACGCTCTTGGTAAGAATGTTGAGTTTGTATTAAAAGAAGAAGAACAATTAAATCTTAGGTTATGAAATTCTGCGAGTCTGTAATTAGAAAAAGGTTGGAGTTCACTGAGAAGCTCCACAGTTATGCCAAGCATGGTACAAGAAGAAAAAGTGAGCTTTCTAGAATGTGTAGAGATTACAAGGAAGCTCACGACTTCCTAACTGGTAAGATTGAATCTGTATCATTTATGCCAAGTTATAGTCTTAGAGAAATCAAAAGGCAATTGAATTGGTTGGAGCACGACAAAGTTCTTCATGCTAAAACAATTGAAGAAGTGAATTATATTGTAAATAAAATGAAAGAAGATGGAGCTAAGGGATTATCAAACGAAGATAGCGAATCAAGCGGTTAGCATATTGAATAGACTTCATATTGTTTATATCAGTATGGAGGTAAGAACCGGTAAGACCTTAACATCATTAGAGACAGCAAAACTATACGGAGCTAAACGAGTCCTATTCTTAACTAAGAAGAAAGCTATATCATCCATCTTAAAAGATTACAATGACTTTGGATACCAATTTGAACTGACAGTTATAAATGACGAGTCAATGCATAAGTTGGAAGATACTAACTATGACTTGGTTATACATGATGAGCACCATAGATTCGGAGCATTCCCTAAGCCAGGACTAGCTACAAAGACGTACAAGCAGATGTTTGGTAGTAAGCCAATGATATTCTTATCGGGTACAATGACACCTGAGTCATACACTCAAGTCTACCATCAGTTTTGGGTATCACATCACAGCCCATTTAAGCACTATGTTAATTTCTATAGATGGGCTGACGACTTGCTATTGCACCTTATGTTATCACATTCACACAGCAGCAGGCAGGATTCTCTACTGAGATTGAGGAAGAAGTAATACACATTGACATGTGTGATAAGACAAAGATGATTGTGAAGAAGCTGGAGAAGGACTTGGTGGTTGAAGGCAAGGATGAAGTTATATTGGCCGACACGCCAGTTAAACTTATGCAGAAGCTTCATCAGTTATGGAGTGGTACTGTAAAGTTTGAGAGTGGAAATAGTATGGTAATTGACACCACTAAAGCTGAGTTCATAAAGTCTCGATTTGCGGATTCAAAGATAGGTGTGTTCTATAAGTTTAAAGAAGAACTTATTGCACTGAAACAAGTTCTTGGAGACAGTCTTACTACTGAGTTAGATAAGTTTGATAACGAAGACTATCAGGTTATAGCCTTACAAATAGTATCAGGTCGTGAGGGTATATCCTTAAAAAATGCTGACTATGTGGTATTCTATAACATTGACTTCAGTGCTACATCGTACTGGCAGGCTCGTGATCGTATGACTACCATGAGCAGAAAATTCAATAAGGTATATTGGTTGTTCAGTGTTGGTGGTATTGAGGACAAGATATATAAAGCAGTCAAGGCAAAAAAGAAATATACAATTAACATATTTAAGAAAGATTATAACTACATTTGTCAATAACTTGGCAACAGAGCAGCAAATACAATCTAAATTAATCAAACAACTTGAGAAGGATGGCTACTATGTTATCAAGCTCTCTGTCACCAATAAGACTGGCATACCTGACCTCTTAGCAATACCCAAGAACTCAGATGTTGAGTTCATTGAAGTCAAACGTCCTGGCCAAAAACCAAGACCATTACAAGTATTTAGAATTAAAGAACTTAACAAACATGGCGTTAAAGCATCAGTCTACGATGGTACACAATTCTATAATGTTTCAGAAGAACAAGTCTAGAATCAAGCAGTTGTGTGCAGAAGGAAAGACATTACAAGAAATAAGTGAAATAACAGGAGTTCAGGTATGTATAGTTCAAAAATATATCAGAGGTATAATTGTCAAGCACTACGGCAAGGTTGACTTAGGATATAAAGACGGGAAAAAACTGGCAAGCTTGGTAAGTATTTTGCCAGTGCTCATGGACTTTATGGAAGACATTAAAGAAGTCTATCCAAAATTGTATAACAAGTCAATCAAGAAATCAGGAAATGATTTTATAGAAGAAGTCCTAAAGCAGAGTGATAACTTATATAAAAAAATGGACATTGAGAATGATAAAGAGCTCAAAGAGTTTTTATATCAGTTAGAGAATATGGGATTGGCATTTAGGAATTGGTTAAAGGATTGATTATATGGGAAAAATAATTTTAGAATTCGATTCGTTCGAAGAGAAAGATGATGCAAGAGATGCATTAGATGGTTACAAATGGAAACTAGCTGCTTGGGATTTAGACCAACACTTGAGGGCTGTAGTTAAATATGGTAGCTATAAAAATAGAGAAGCCACTGAAGATGAATGTAAATTTGCTGAAGACTTGAGGGATAAACTGAGAGATATAATAGATGGTTATGGAATCAACCTCGACTACTAAAGGAGTTTATTGTGCGGATGTCATAGTAAAAGCCATTCCATTAACATCAACATCAAAACTACCTAAAATTAACAAAACACTTAGCAATATCTCTGTAGCTCTAGATGATAACTCAAAAGTAATTAGTGAGTACTTTATAAAGAAGGTAGTTAAGAGGGAAAATATATCTAAATATAGAATTAGTTATGAGTTAGTTATAAAAAAATATCTCTCAGGTATTTGTTATGATGTTAATAAGTAATATATTTGTTTATAATAAATGGAGAACATCAACTACGTAAATGCAGTAATGACCGAAATCAATGATTTAACGGACTGTATATACGAGTCTTTAGTTGATGCTGACTATAAAGAAATGAAATCCAATATTCAGAACTTAATAAGAGTTTTGAGAGATTTAGAAAGAACCCATGAAGATATATCGGAATAGAGCGGTTGAGCTTTTTTTTGAAGAAGGTAAGACCAAAAGAGAAGTCACTGATCAATTAATAAAAGAGTTTAATTTAAGCGATCACCCTTCATCAATTGAACGCAACATCTATAATTGGACAAAAGATAAAGGTCTTTATGAAGCGTGTAAAGAAGCTGGTATAGATCATGACAACGTTAGTCACTATTGGCATAAAGGTAAACACTTCAGTATCAATGTAAAGAAAAATAATGAGTTTGACCACGAGGCCTTTAAGCAGGACTTAATTGAAGAGATTTCTAAATGGAGTCCTAGATATCCAACATTCAGAAGAGAAGTTTCATATGACCCACATTGTCTTGTGTTTGACCCTGCTGATATACATATTGGCAAGATTTGCTCAAGCTTTGAGACTGGTGAGAACTACAATATGCAGGTAGCTGTTCAGAGAGTTCGTGAAGGTCTTCATGGTATACTTAATAAGTCAGCTGCTTTCAGTATTGATAAGATTATTTTTATCGCAGGTAATGACATCTTACACATTGACAATCCAAAACGCACAACAACAAGTGGCACGCCACAGGATACTGATGGGATGTGGTACGATAACTTTATCACAGCTAAGAAGTTACTTATTGAAATCATTGAAACACTAATGACTATAGCTGATGTTCATGTCGTATATAACCCAAGCAATCACGACTTCATGTCTGGATTTATGTTATTGCAATGTGTTGAAGCATGGTTTAAAAAGTGTAATCAAGTTACATTTGACAATGACATGAAGCATCGTAAGTATATATCGTATGGTAAAAACTTAATTGGTTCTACTCATATGGATGGAGCAAAGCAACAAGACTTGCCATTACTTATGGCTCATGAAACTGGTGCTTCTTGGCATGAGTGTAAGCATCGTTATATATATGGACATCACATACATCATAAGTCATCAAAAGACTACATGTCAGTATGTGTAGAGACATTACGTTCGCCTAGCGGTACTGATGGTTGGCATCATCGTAATGGCTATCAGCATGCACCCAAAGCTATTGAGGGTTTTATCCATCACCCTGAGCATGGACAGATTGCACGTTTAACACATTTATTTTAATGATAAAGCAAATACTCAGGAAAAATAAATTAAGTCTATTTTTTATATATGGTTATCTAACTATATATGAATGCTTAACTCTTTTAACACCAATGATATTGGGTAAAGCTATTGATGGATTATTAGATAAAAATTTTTTATACATATTTTTTTTATTCTTAATTGAATTTATAGCAAATATTTTTATGTATAAAAGAATGGTATATGACACTATCGTATACACACGTATTTATAATGAAATGGTATTTGATTATTTAAGTAAAGATGGTAATGATGTATCAGAGCAATGCGCTCATACAGATTTAGCCGGAACTATTATTCATTTTTTTGAGGATGCTATACCATACTACATAATGAGTATTATATCAATATTTGGCTCATTATTTTTTATATTCTATACTAATTTAATTACTGGATTTATTGTTCTATCTTGTCTTGTTCCAATAATATTATTGGTTTTATATTTATATCCTAAAATAGCAACTGTAACAACATTAGCTAATACTCATTTTGAGGGTAAAATAAAAGCATTAGATAATAATGAATATGTGAGTTACTTTAACAGAAGAAAGAAATTGCAAATTTATAGAAGTACATTGCAGGGTAAAAGTTGGTTTAGTCTAAATAATACTAAGACAACATTTTTAGTTATAGCATTAGTTTCATTTACATATAACAATAACAATTTAACACAGGGCGAAGTTATAAGTATGTATGCATATATTAATCAATTCTTAGTATCATTGATGAGTATTCCAATAGCAATGGAGATATACTCTATGGTAAAAGATGTTTCAAAAAGAATGTCATGACAACAGTTGAGGAGATGATAGCTGTTGTAGAGAACTACATCTACGACAAGAAAAAAGTAAGGGTGCGCATCGAATTACGATACCACCCTTTCTTCATTCAGTCAGACCTCAGCAAACTTAACTATTGTTACAGCATTGCTTTAGATTACTTTAAAATCTGATCGGCTGTTTGACCTGCCTTTATTTTCACTATATCTGAAACATTTGGTTCACCTATTGCTTTCATTAACTTTAGGTATTCTCTTCCTTGACTTTCTGTCAATCCACCATTTCGTTCGATGAACTTCACTTCATCTACGGCTGTTTCAGCTTCCTTCTTAGCTTTCACTAATTCAATTTCCCAAGATTTAAGATTACGTCCAAGGTCTTTTTGTACAGCATCGTATCGCTCGTACTGCTTTTCAGTAATAGCTTTCTTCTTGATTCTATTGACATAGTTTCTACTAATAGCTCCTACATCTTTTGGCAATAGACCAGTCGAGTATGCTATCATAAATGGAACAGCGTATTTTACCTTTTCTCGATCAGACTCTAAAAGTACTTTAGTTGTTTCTCTTCCTTGGTACTCATCAGTAAATTCTCCTGTGGTAGCTAATTTACTCATTTCACCTAGTTCTTGATAAGTTGAACCAACGATTCCAATCATACCATATCTTCTATCAAAGTCATCTTCAAAAACTTGATATGTTGCTTCTTCTTTAATCCTATCAATAAATTCTTTTTCTTCAGCTTCAGTCATATTAGGTTCTCCTTTTAATTCTAAAACCTTATTTCTACTTTCAACCGCATCCTTTATTTCTTTATTTGACATCCAAGGATATTGAGCTAGTGCTTGATTCAATCCCCAAGTAGTAATTCCATCTGTCATTGGAATTGGAGAAACAATATCATTAACTATACTTTTTATTGGGTATTTAGTAGCGTTAATCAGTTTCTTTTTCTTTGTTTCTTCGTCATCATCGTCACCAAGTAATGATGCTGCAATCATATCATATAATCTTCTTATACCAAATCCAATCATCTGATATGCAGCTAATTCAGTAGCTAGACCAGCTAATGATCTCCATGCAATTATTTTATCTTTCCTTATAGCAGTTTTACTTGTTATTGTACTAAAGTCATTATACATCCTAGCCTTTTGGTTAAGTATGAATGATGCAAATGGAAGAATTACTTTTCTTGCTATCTGTTTGATTGGGTCATCACTTGACAAAAATTCACCTGCTAACATAGGATCAGATATGTTTTGCTGTCTGTCAATCATAGATTGAGCATATTCAGCAGCTTCCATATCCATTTCATGTGTAGTCCAATCAATATCAGTACTAATACCTCTACGCTTTAAGTTTTGCAAGTAGTAAGATTTAAATGATGACCTAGCAACAAATACATCTGGCTTTACTAAGAACTGCTTTAAATACCATTGATTTAAATTAGCAATTGCTTTCAATGCTTCTTGTGTTCCAGTTCCTTTCATGTCGATTTTTCTATCAATTGAATCAACTGTTGATTGTGATTCAAGGCCACGATTTGAAATTGGAAGTCCTGATTTATTTAACCAAGCATTGAAATTTGCATCAGCTATGTCAAATCTTCCAGCATTCACAATAGTGTTTACCATTACTGGTGTTGTTTGCATTACAGCTTGATTAATACCACCTAATGCTTTACCTACTCCAAGTGATGTTACAAAATTTACAAGTTTGTTAAGGTATTGAATCGTATCAGATGGAACAATATTTTTACCTTTTGATCTTCTGATATATGTATTAATTCTCTTAGTCATTATAGACCTATCCTCAGACTCAGGAATTAATTTCTTAAACGATTTTGAGTTAATAAAACCATCAACTTGTCGAATAGCAGAAGCAGTATTTATATCTACTAAAGCTGATTTTAATGCTTTTGAATTATTTGTGTCGAAATCAAGACTAATATATCTACCATCAGGCATTGCATTTGGCCTTGTAGTTTCCATTAATACACCAGTCTTATTTTTATCAGTATAATCTATAGATATTGCAAAAGCACCATTTCTTTCAACAGCTCCTTCATCAAGTGATTGATTTTCTGAAGATAACCTTTTGTACTTGTCTGGAGTATAGTTCAAGTCACTTCCAAGCTGTGTGTTGTATACAGATAAACTAATATCTGATAAATCAGAATAGTGCTGAGACCATTGATTAACCCACCAATTAACAGCATCTAAATTATTCTTAAATGCATTAGCATTAATAACATCCATGTCCATTTCTGATACACCTAGCTTATCATAAATCTTCTGATATAGCTCCCCCATTTTTTGTTCTTTAGGATCACCATCTTCAATTAATTTATTGATAGATTCTTGTATCATTCTAACTCTTCTTCCAAACTCTGCTTTCATTTCAGCTGGGCTTCCAACTAAATTTCTTTTCAAGAATGCAAGCATACCTCTTTCGTACACATTCTCAGCATCCATGAAACCTTTATTCATGACATATTTACCAAGAGCATTTTTTGTAGAATAGAAAGGTTGTTTTACATACTGATCTATAATATCATTATGTTGTCTATTGGCTTTATTAACACCATAAATTAATTTAGTAAGACCCATTTTATTCATTACGTCTAATGAATTAGTTACGCCACCAAACATCTTTTCCATTAACATTGGAAGAGAGAATAATTGCTCACTATATATTTTACCAACGTAATTACTAAAGAATAATCTTAATGACTTAGCTTTCTTGCCTCTATTGACAAGTGACTTAACATTCATAGCTCCTTCATAAGAACTAACTGCTGCCTCAATACCACTTGTAATTTGATTGGTTATAAAATTCTCTAAGCTTTCAACAATTTTAATTGCATCTCGAACTGACATCTCATTGAGATTAATATTCAATGCTCTCTTAATTAGTTCTTTTTGCTTTTCATCAAATGTTATTTCCTCTCCAGTCATCGGATCAATGCCTGTCTTGAACATTGTATCAAGTATTGATGACATAATCCCAAATCTACCATTCAAGTAATCTTTAACATACTTCTCTTTTTCAGTTGTATCCATTTGACTAGTTGGATCTTTCAATGCATTGATTACATCTTGCATGTCTTTCAATGACATCTCACCTTCCAAGAAATCATAAGTAGCTAAAAGTTCTTGCTTTTGTATATCTTCCTGTCTTTCAATTTCTTGACTTGTATACTCAGATATCTCAGCAATGTTTGCTGCCTCCTTCATAACAACATCAAGGCCTTTTACTCGTGATGGCTTAACGGCATTCTTAACCTTGTCAGCCATTTCAATATAAGCATCTATGTCGTCAACAAGTGATGGGTCAATCTTTGTAAATGCTTTAGCCATTCCTGAAACCTCAGCTTGATTGTCAGTCTTTAATAACTTACGAATGCTTTTTCTTAATGCAAATGCATCATCTAATCTTTGTTGGTAGTCAGCTCTTTCAAATACTCTCTCAGCATAGTTTGTAAATCGCTCAATCATTACAGGATTGTCTAAGTTAAGATTGCTAACTCGTTTAACCAATACAGCAGCCTGACTAGCTTTTATCTTGCCGGTCTTAACCATACCACTAATAGCAGCAGCTAACATCTTTCTCTTAGAATTCAAATCAGCCTTTGCTTCACGAGCTGCTTTCGCTTCCATCTTAATCTGAGTAATCATTGCTTTATACTCATCCTTGATAGCAACTTTTTTAGCTTTTGGTTTACCTAATATCTTAGCAGCTGATGGAGCTTTCTTCAATCTTTCACCAAAGAACTCTTTCAACTCTCTCTCAGCATTTTCTCTTTGCGTATCATCAGTATTTTTATACCAATCTGATTTACGTAAGTCATTTAAAGAAGCATCAACACCTTGCTGATGAGGATTACCTCTTTGTTCAACTGATAATGTGTATTTTTCTTTTGCTTTCTGAATTGCTTCTTGTTGTGAATTACCTTTTTGGAATTTAGGTTTACCTTTCAATTGTAATCCCATTGTAGATACACCAGAAGATGGAGGAAATAAATTAGCTTGCCTATCTTTTGATACAATATCACCTGTTTGAGGATCTATAAAAACATCAAACCAATTTTGACGATCTTGTAATATATGAATCTTTACTTTATTGTTTTTATTATCAGATTCAATAGCCATAGGATATGACTCATGTTTTGTAGATGTCTCATGTTTTACTTTACCATTAAGCTCAACTATAGCATAAACTTGACCACCTTTTTCTCTATCAATATCTTCTTTTAATAAAGGTTCAGTAAACATTTCAGATATAGCTTGAGTCATGTTAGTTGCTGATATACTTAATTTACCAGTCTTAGATATTCCTTTAAAGTATTTATTTTGAATGCCTTCTGAGAATAATTTACCAAATTGCTCTATAGCTTTAGGATTATTTTTAATGTTTTCTGACATCGATTTAATAAGTTCCTCGGCAAAGTTTTTTCTATCAGCAAAACTTTTTTCATCAGGATTCAATGCTGTCCTAATCTGTGATTGTATATCATCTAAACTTGTTTCAGCTTTTATTTTTAAATCAAGACCTACTTTCTTTTCTGTTATTTTTCCAGTTTTAGGGTTTTTTATTTTTTTAATTTTAATATCATTAGCAGCTTTTCTAAGAGCTACTCTTAATTGAGTTGGGGTAATCTTAAAATTATTGTCAAATGCTTTTGATGAAAAGAAGTCTAACACAGCATTAGCCATAGTAGTACTTGATAATATTTTATCATATGGTGCTGACGTTAATGCCATGTATATAGTACCATTGTTTTGATCAAAGACTTTGTTTAAATCCTTAGCCATTTTCTCAGCAGTATTAGCTGTTCCAGCCCAATAATATCCATCATCATGGAATTTAATTGGATAAAATACACCACCTTTTCCTTCTACCAATAGTTCACCATCCTTATATATCATTCCGGAAAACGCTGCATCAGGTTGATGTAAGAATATAAAATTGCCTGCAAAGTCAGATAGATTTTTATCGTCAGTTATAAAACCTTCTTTTTTAAGTTGATCAAACTTTTCACCATTCTTATCGTATACAAATGTCAACTTAGATAATGGGTCAGAGAAGTCAGCTTGGAATTTTACCTTTCCTGTTTTCGTAACTTCTTCAGCTTTAATCTCCTGTCCAGTTCTAATTGACTTAGTCAAACTATTCATAAAGTCAACAGCGTTCTTAGCATTTGCAGATGCAGAAAATACAACAGGTAAACCAAGTTTTTTAGCTATATTATTAATTAAGTTTTTAAATTGTTGAAATTTTGTCGTAGTTAACTCTTGTTGAGCCTCAGCCATTATAGCACCAAGTTCACTTACATATTCTTCAGATTTTTCTGATTCTTCATAATTAGATATAAAATTCTCTAGTCTTTGTTTTAATCCTTTATCTGATATAACTGACTTTAATCCTCTAGCTAAATCAAGTATTGCTCCAGATTGAATACCTTTTATTACAAGAGCATGATGCATAGCTTCATGTAACATTGTTACAACATCTGCATTATTTTCTAAATTAACATGAATCTCTCCATCTACATAAGCACCCTTAGAACCTTCAGCTGACTGTTGACCTATACCTTTATCAAATTCAGATGTAGTATTATGCACATATACTTTAACACCAGGAAGTGCTTTCATTACCAATTTAGCAGCAGTAAAAATCTTTTGTGTTCTAGGTGTAGTTTGTTGAGCTCTTAATTCCTCAACATTTTCTTGTGTGACTAAGTTTTGTTTAGATGATTTTCTAGCAACAGGTTTAATAACAGGTTGAGCTTCAACTTGAGTAGCCTCAGCTTTCACATTAGGAACTAATGTTGATACAAGTGTATTGCCATCAAGTTTGAAATTATATGTCTTGTTATTTGCTTTGTCATATACAGTTACAGAATCATTTCTTTTTAAGTAATCAGTAATTGACTTATAAAATGGCGTAAAATCATCTTTTACACTAACATCGCTTAGATCAGTGTATGTTACCTCATTAGTGTTATTTGGATTAGTATATTTACCGAGTTGAATCATAGTTCTCTCAGCATTTGCTAATTGAGGTAGTATTCCTTTTACATCTTCCTCAGTATTTATAGATACTTCTTCTTGAACTTGAGGAGCTGCTTCTTGCATCGTACCATTAGGAACTTTTGTTGAAACTAAATTATTACCATCAAGGCTAAATTTATATGTCTTATTATTAGCCTTGTCATATATGGTAACCTCATTGTTCTTTCTTAAGTAATCAGTAATTGACTTATAGAAAGGGGTAAAGTCATCCTTAACACTCACATCACTCAAGTCAGTGTACGTAACTTCATCAGTATTGTTCGGATTTGTAGACTTGCCTAATTGTATCATAGTACGTTCAGCATTTGCTAACTGAGGCATTATTTCCTTAGCCTTAATATCCTCTTCAGTCTCAACTGCCTCTTCAGCAGTTAACGTATTGTAATCATCTTTGTAGTCTTGTAATATTTCTTCTTGAATAGCATTTATCTCATCCATTGATTCATAATAATCTATACTTTCCTTTATAGATTTTTTTGCAAACTCAATTGGGTCAGCATCTAATTTTTGCTGTTCTTCCGAACTTAATAATTCTCTTCTTCTATTAATTACTTCTTGGATTGCTTTACTTTTTTCGGCAACGCCTTGAGATTCTGTTTTGGGTTCTCCTTCCTCCACTTCTCGGCTAACGATGGCTTCTGGCTGTACAAATACTTCACCTGTTGTTTCGACTTGAATGGCATTTTTACTTATTGTTTTTAGTTCTTCATTAATCTCGTTTATACGCTCTGTTTGAGCCGTAACGAGAGCAGGGTCTTTCCCTTGTATTTCTCTTGTTAATCTATTCTTTTCAGATAGCATATTTACTGCATCAATCTGATCTTCCTTAGTTAATCCATCCGGTATTGATTCGATTACAGAGGATAACTCATTCATCGAATCTAATCTTTCCTGTGCTTCAGATTTTGTAAGATTACCTTTTAACATTTCTGTCTTTAGGTTAGCTACAATTATCTTTTTAAAGTTACTATCTTGAGATATTTCTCTTAAGTAATCTAAATCTTCTTCATTATATAATGATATATTACCATTCATTAATCCTGAAGCAACAGTTGTAAATGTTCCTATTGTAGCTCCACCTACTGCCTCAGCTAAACCATCCTCTAATACAGTAGAAGCAATTTCACCAGCAGAATCAGGAGTAGCAAACATCTCACCACCTGATAAATTACTGACTTCTTCCTCAGTCATTCCCGACTGAGAAAGTTTATTGTAAAGTGATTTAAGCCCAATATCTAATACTAATGACTGAGTAGCACCTGTTTCAAATTCAGCAATAGCACCATTGATAATTCTTAAAGAACCTTTTGCTATTAAGTTTTTAACTTCTTTATCCATTATAGATTGAAGTACTTCTCTGCTTGCTCCCTTTGGCATCTTTTTTATTGAGCTAGCTAATATGTTCTTAACTAATCCACCAGAAAATGATTGACCTTTAACCACATTCTTTAAACCATAGTTCTCAAGAACACCCATTGCAATAGAGTATGGAACTGCCACTACTGCTCTTTCTTTTACTGATAATGTTTCGAAGTCAGGGTCATCTAACATCTCATCCTCAATAGAACTGTAAGATTGAGCAGCAAGCCCAGTGAAACTAGCAGCATACCCAGCTCCTCCCATTAACATTGCAGGAACTGATTCACCAACACCATAAATAGCTTTCTCAAAGAATCCACGATCCTTTGATTTCATGTATTCTTTAGTAGTTTGGTCTGAACCAGCTATATCTATTATACCTTTTCTTGTTTCAGACTTAAACTTTTTAAGTGCTTGATTAGTTACTATATTCTTTGCTTCCTCTTCTGAATATCCTTTATCTTTGTAATATTTTTTTTCTTCTGGAGTTAAATAATTATATTCTCTTCTTCTAATTGATTCAGCTGATGATAAAACACTAGCAGGAATATCAACCATAACTTTTGATACTCCAGTTAATAATGAGTTAACAACGCCTCCAAAAAAACCTCCAGCTTTAGATTTTTCAGTAACATATTTACCTGCTATAACATTTAATTTCTTTTGATTATTTTGAATTGATTTACCTGAAGACATTAAAAAATCAGCTCTAGTGCTTAATGATTCAGCTTGATCATCTAGCATTTTCTTATTTTGATCAAATTCTTCTTGAGTCATTTGACCTGATTTAGCACGACTATTGAATTCTTCTACAGATTGTAAATATTTCTTTTGGTCAGAGGCTAATTTTTTAGCCGAATTATCTAAATCATTTAACTGCATGCTATAATTCTGAACTTGATTTTGAATTACATCATCATTTAAATATGCAGTTATCTTTGAATTTATATTTTTAACAGCATTTTTATTTCCTGATGCTTTAGCTGATTGCAGTTCTGTATATAGTAAATCTATTCTTTCATCTCTAGCTCCAAATTCTTCTTTCTTTTTTTGTTTGAATATCTTGTATATATTTGAATTATATATTGCATTTATATCTTTATCTGAATTCTTAGATGTTTTATCAACGCTACTTTCATTTATCCAATCTATTCTATTCTTTATTTCATTTTTCATTTCATCATATGTCAATGATTTGAAATCATCTTCATATTCCTTAGTATTATAATAATTGTTATTT